GCTTGGGAAACGTTTAGTAATCAATTGTTTATGGAGCTAAAAAAAGGAATGCTCGAAACTATAAGCGAAACATCTAATTTTCTTGTTACACATCGTGGCATTGATGAAAAATTAATTCCAGCAGTTAAGAACAGAACATTAAAAGCGTTAAGTAAAAAGGTAATTGCTGAAAAGGTAACAAACATAACCAAAACCACGAAAAATATTTTAAATAAAATCATAGTTCGTGGACAGGAAAGCGGAACAAACATAAAGGATATTGCAAAAGAGATAACTCAAAAAGTAAAAGGCATGGAAAAGAAAAGGGCAATGGTAATAGCAAGAACTGAAACAGCCACTACTGCAACAACAACGTATCACAATGGATTGGAGCAGGCAGGACTGGAAAAGACTTGGTGGCACGTTGGTGGTGGAAAAACTGACAGGGAAAGCCATTTGAAATGCGATAAGGAAACTATCCCAGCAAATGAAAGTTTTAGTTGTGGACTTAAACATCCACATCAGTTGGGAGCACCGGCGAGTGAAATCATAAATTGTCATTGCGAATTAATATAGGAGGTGTAAAGTGGAAGAATTTAACAAAAGTGTCAAAATGGTATTGAAACAAGATACTGAAGAAAAAGGAATAATTGAAGGGCAGTTGGTAACACATAGCGTTATTGACAGTTACGGAGATTATTTCGATAAGACAGCACTTGATAAAGTGGATAAGGACAAGACTTATTTCTTGTTACATATGCACGATTGGAGTAAGGAAATAGGGACTTTGAAAGTTTATCAAGATGAAGCTGGAAATCTTAAGTTCTCAGCTAAACTTGATTTGTCAACAGACGAAAAAGGTAATGCTTTGAATTTAGATGCTCAAAAGGTTTATTCAATGATGAAAAATAATGGAGCAAATTATGAAATGTCTGTTGGCGGTTTTTTAAAACAAAGAGAGTTTGGAAAAGTACAGACAGATATAGGAGAAGTTGACGCTAGAATAATCAAGGAGTTTGAAGTAATTGAGGGTAGTGTAGTTTTAAAAGGTGCAGTACCTGGAGCGACTGTGCAAACGGTAAAAGGCGATAACAATATAAATAAAAATAATAAAGGAGATGATAATATGCCAAAAAATATTGAAGATTTAGAAAAAGGAATGAATAAAAATACGGATGGTATTAAGAAAGCAAATGAAGATTTAGCAACAGCATTGAAAAAAAATGAGGAGCTGGAAGGTAAAATTAATAAGGCTAATGAGGAGCTTGAGAGTATGGGAAAAGCACTAGATGAAGTTATGAAAAAAGGTGTAGCTAATCCTGAAACAGAAGAAAAAAAAGAAATTGGAGCGTTCGAGAAATTCTTAAAAACTGGAGATAGAAATATCGAAGGATTAACGAAGGCACCTATTATGACATCAGGTGTAACCCCAATCCTAATGCCGTCGGTTTTATCAGACGAAATTTTGAAAGAAATTAAAGAAACATCCAATTTTTTAATGAAAGGTACAATAAAAAAATTAGAAGGTAAATCAATTGTTATCCCAGTCAGAAATGACATCACAGAAGCAAATGAAATTGTAAAAGAAGGTGCTGGAAATACAAGAGATGGGTCTTTAGCATTTAAGCAAATCGAAATAACAGCAGGAACAAGACAGGTTAGATATCCTGTTACGGACGAAACAAGGGAGGATACAGCGTTTGATATTGTGAACGAAATAAGAGAGGCAATATCTGAAGAATTTGGGCAAACATTATCTCTATTAACTTTAAAAGGTGTTTATAGTACCACGACACAACAATGCATTGAAGGTTTTTTAACGAACACAGATGTTTTGGCAAATGCAGTAACAACAGCGGCAGTAGGTAAAGTAACGCAAGACGATTTAGTTAAACTCGAAACAGCAATGAAACCTTTTTACAGAAAAAAATCAGCTTATTATGTATCACCTAAATTGTATGAAGAAATGAAATTGTGGAAAGACAATAACGGAAGATTCATATGGAACGATATTTCAAAAGGGGCAACAATGCTATTTAATGGCTATCCTGTGTATGTCGAGGAATTTTTAGATGACATTACAACAGGAAATTATCCTGCTGTGTTCTGCGATTTTTCAAGCGGTTATTATTATGTGTTAAAAAAAGATTTTGAGCAAGAGTTGAATAGAGACCCAGACAAGAGAATAACAACATATTTTACTAGAATACGGTTAGGTGGTAAAGTTGTTAGACCAAATGTATTTATTCCATTAAAAGTAAAATAGAGGTGGTCCGAGTGTTTATAACGGCAGATGACTATGAAAGAATAACAGGTAAAACCTTAGCTGATGATGAAAAAGCTAGGGTTGAAACCTTGCTTAGTGTTGCGATTAGTCAGATTGAAAATATGACTGGATATAAACTTGAAGTTGAGGAACTTGTAGAGGACTATGATTATAACAAATGGATTTACTTAAACAAACGTCCAGTTGTTGAAATTGTGACAATTAATTCTGATGATGAATATAAAAACCGTGGGAATTATATTGAGTTTGTTAAATTCAGAGATTGTCCTTGTGCCACAAGAGAAAAAGAAATTGAGATAACTTATAAGGCTGGATATGACGAATTACCTGACTGGTTAAAATATGAAATCTGTATGCTTGTAAACAATTTTATAAACAGTATGGATGAAGAGGCGAGCAAGTATAAGGCTTATAAGATTGATGATATCTCTTATTCTTTTTTGGATTTTGCAAGTAACAAAAGAGAAAAAATTGAAAGTGTTGCGAGGCGGATATATGGCTGAAATTGTATATGAATTAGAGGGACTAGAAAAACTTGATAAGGAACTGAAATATTTGAGTTCTCATGCTGTGAAAGTTGGAGTTTTAGGAGATGGGAGTAATAACGGAGTCTCGGTTCAAGATTATGCTATTTTCAATGAATATGGGACAAGCCGTGGTATTCCTCCAAGACCGTTTTTTAGATTATCGGTAGGTACTGCAAATGCACAGAATGAGATAAAAGAGTATATGAAAAGTCAAGTTGAACAAATTATTCAAGGTGGAATGACTGGGCAACAGGCTTATGAAAATCTAGGAACATTTGTAGTCCAAAAAATCAAAAAAACAATAGCAAGTGGTAACTTTGCAGCACTTAATCCGCAAACTATAAAGAAAAAAGGACACAGTAAACCGCTTATGGATACTCACTCACTATATAATTCGATTAATTATGAGATTGTAGGTGTATAAAATGACACATAAAACATTTATTCCAAAAAGATTTTTTAGCAAATGCAAAATATCAAAGAAAACTAGCGAATGGATTAATTCGGAACTGGTTGAAGTCGATGAAAGTAAAGAATTCGAGGGGACTGTATTCAATCTTAATAGACAGGATATAAAAATGCTTACGGATCAAGGAATACAAGTGACTTTAGATACTAAAAAGATATATTGCTATATTGATATTGACTTAAAAAATACGATTGAATTTGAGGGGAATAACTATATTGTAACAACAGCAAAGAACTATATGAAACACGATGAACTTAGAATTTATTATATTGAAAGGATACAAGAATGAAAAATGAGAAATTAAGGAAATTGTTAGCTAGTTTCGTGAATTTCCAGGTTATTCGTGATAATTATGTAGCTAAAAAACCAATAGAATGTGCAGTTATGCATACGATAAGTCTTAACAAGTCTGCATACAGTGCATATAGAACTGTTGAGACAACAGATACAGAGATAAAAGAAAAGGCTTTGAGATTAGTTATCGCTTATTTGCAATTTGATTTTTATGCTCCGACACAGGCAAGGGCAGAAGAAATGGCTAGTGAATTGCTAGAAGTTATAGTATTTAAGAAAAAACACGACCTGGTTAGGAACGGATTTGGATTAAGCGATGACGAAATAGAAATAAAAGATTTAACTTTCCTTGAAGGCAGTCAATATATTTACAGATTCAGTTTTGATGTGGAAATAAATTGGCGAGAAACAAGTGAGAGAACAAGACAATTAATAAAAGATGTAGAAGTAAAAACGGAGGTAGAGAATGGCTAAGAAAATAAAAGTAACGGTAATAAGACCAACAAAGCCTTTATTGTTAGGCGATTTTGGAAAAGTCTTATTTATAACTAAAGAGGCAGATAAGGCTTATAAAAAATATACAAGGTTGGATGATGTTAAAACAGATTTTGGAGCTAATTCTAAAATGTATAAAGGTGTGGAAACGTTTTTGTCACAAGAGGATAGTGACGGAAATGTAATCCAGCCAGATGTTTGGTATTGCACAAGTAAAGCAACGCCAAACGAAGAATTTTTAGATAGTTTGCCAACTGGAGATTTTTATGGAGTTGTAGTCGATTTCTATGACGAGGAATTTACAAAGACATTAGCCAAATGGCTGACTAGAAATGTTAAATTTGCAGTTGTGGCTAACTCAACGGCAGAAAATAATAATTTAAAAGAAAGTGTAAGAATATATTTTATGGCAGGAAAAGCTGAAGGCGGAAACTTGGATATATTTGGATTGCCAGCTTACACATTTGCTCAAGGAATTAATGGACGTTGGAGTGACAGAAGAATATTAGGAGTAGATCCGTCAGCTAAAACTTTGACAGAAGAAAGCAATAATGAGAAAGGGAATATTAATTACACTAGAAGTTTTGTTGGATATAACGCTGTGACAAGTGGCTCTTGGTGTGCTGACGGTGTTAGACATGCAGACCAAACGATTAAGATAGACGCAATTGTACATAACATTGAAACTAATTTGTCTAGAATGCTAATTGAAGAAAAAAATACAACAATGGACGGTGAAGGTATTCCGAAAGTTGAAGCATTATTAAATAGAGTAATGTTAGCAATGGGGAAACAAGGTGCTATTGCTAAAAATAATAGTGGTGAATACTTGTTTAAGGTTGCAGTTCCAAGCATTGAGGACACCTCTGCACAAACAGGGTTGACTGTAGATGATTATATTAATCGTACGCTTAGAAATGTAAAAATTGATTTTACAATCAGTACAGAAATAGAAAAAATTGAAGTTACATTGGTTTGGCACGACGAACCATTAACGGCATAGGGAGGTAGAAAATGGGAAATAATTTTTTAGAAAAATCATCTGATTTAAGTCAAGTAGATTTAATTATAAATTTTCCTGGAGTGGGAGATGGATATTTAATTAAAGAAGCTACTGAGATAGAAAATAATCCAACAGAGGACTCACATACATTAAGTGATCCTGGCATAAAGGGAAACGTTATAACAATACAAACTAGAGTAACAAAAAGAGAAATAAAAATTACAACTATCAAGGGTTCTGATGATGATATATTTTTAACAAAATGTAATGCAAATCCAAAAGGTGTGTTAGGAACATTGACATATATAGATAATTCAGGAATGAATAAAATTGTAGGAATCGGAGAAGGTGTGTCAATTCAAAAAGGTGGAGAAAGAAAAAATAATACTAAAGACGTCACTATTGAATATACTGTTCAATGTGCAAAATATACAGAAAAAGTTTAGGAGGATTTAGAAAATGGCAAACAAAGAAAATGAAAGAACAGAAGAAAAGAGAATGGAACAAGAAAATAATGTTTTTATTGATAATTTAGGAAGACTGAACATTAAGGAACAAGAGATATATGTGGATGCGGAAGGAACTTTAAAAGAATTTGATTTCAGACTAACTAAGCCACAAAATTATCAGGTTTATACAAATGCCTTATTAAAATTTTCAACAGATAAAGATGTACCTGCATTTGCAGCAACGGTGTTACCAAAAATGGTAGAAAAACCGAACGAAGCTAGAAAACTCAACTTTTTTGAATATGATGAAGAAGCATTGTTTGAATTGGTTGCGGCTATTATTGATTATATGGGTAAGCCCAAAGAGAACAAGAAAAGAAAATTGAACATGACCTTGAAATAGCGGAAGAACAATACAACGACCCTATGATTAAAATGAAATGGGAATTTATTGTTAAAAAGGAAATAAAAGACCCCAACATTGTCTTAGATATGGATAATGTTAGGTTTTTCCAATGGTGCAGGGCAATAATGGATTTTGAAGAAAAGGAGAAATAAAATGGCTGGTGGAAATAAATTAGAAATATTGTTGAGTGTAAAAGCTGAAGATAGCCCAATAAACAAATTAAAATCAAAAATGCAATCTTTATTACCAGCCGCTTCAAAAATAGAAGAAAAGCTGTCGAAATTAGGAAGTAAAATAAAGACAGATGGAATAACTAAATTGCAAAATGCAATGAACGGAATGGACATGAAAATCGCAAGAATGAAAATACATTTTTCAAATTTTTTGGCTGGCGATAAAGTATATAATTTTGTTAATAGTTTTTCCAAAATTCCTAAAATCGGAGATGCAATAAGTGGCAAACTATATAAGTGGGTTGACAAATTAAATGTTGGTGTAAGAAAAGGTGGATTGCTGCAAGGAGTGTTTGAGAAATTAGGTCCTAAAATAAAACAGGCTTTCAGTGGAAAAAGTTTAGAAAATTTTAAAAATAAATTAAACTCTATAAAGGAGAAAGTGGGTAGTTTAATAAGTAAATTTTCCAAATTTGGTGCAATTACTGGAGCTATTAGTGGATTACTTGGTGGAATAAGTTTTGCTGGAATAGCTAAAGCATCCGATGAAAATTCGCTTAGAAATTCAAGGCTTGGAATGGTGACAAATGATGTTGCTGGATTGAAACAAAAAACATTTAAAGCATCTCAAAGTAGTGGGGCGGATTACGGAGCTCAATTAGATTCGATTGCTAAGTTAAAAATGCTTACTAAAGGACTATTTAATGATGATGAAGCTGTTAAATTTACAAGTACGTTAGATAAAGCGTTTAAAGTATCAGGAACTGGAGCAGAAGAAGCAAAATCAGCCATGTATCAATTAAATCAGGCAATGACTTCTGGAAAATTACAAGGAGATGAATTTAGGTCAGTAATGGAAAATGCTCCAATTTTGGCTCAAAAAATAGCTGAAAGTATGGGAGTGTCTATGGCACAGCTTAAAAAATTAGGTTCTGAAGGTAAGATCACGTCTGATGTAATTAAAAAAGCTGTATTAGGAAGCGCGGATGAAATAGAAGCCCAATACTCTAAAATGCCGCCAACATTTGGAAAGGTTTGGCAACAAGCGCAGAATGCAGGGCAACAAGCTATGGACGGAATGCTTACAAAAGTAAATGAATTGTTAAAAACTAATGCAGGGCAAAAAATGGCTAAAGATTTACAAGGAGCATTTGCTGGAATGGCGAATATGGCTGGTGGCGCATTTGACGGAATATTAGATGTTTCTAAAAAATTAAATTTTGCTCCGTTGTTAGAGCCTTTAAAAGGCATAGGTCAAACTATATCTCAAGCATTTAGCGGAGTTGGCGGAGAAGGACTTACAAACGGTATAGCTAATGGGCTGAATATGATTATAAGTTTAGCTGGACAAGTTGCTGGAGTAATCGGACAAATGATTAGTGGTATTAATTTTGGGCAAATAGGACAGATATTTGGTGACATCGGTAATGCTGTTATGACATTGTTTGCTAATCTTGACTTTGGTAGTATAGGAAATATGCTTGCAATGGCTTTTCAACAAACTATGCAAGCTGTATCAATGCTAACGCCAGCACTTGCGCCTTTAATGCAGATATTTGCAGTCATTGTTAATTTAGCAGTTCAAATCGGAACTGCATTATTACCAATCGCTGGCATAGCCATGCAAATAGGTGCTGCTCTGATAGCCGCAATAGTTCCGGTTGCTCAAATAGTCATAGGAGTATTTGCTGGGATTGTTGGAGCTGTAGTTGGAGTATTTTCAGCAATAATTGGAATAGTTGCAAGTATTATGGGGGCAGTATTAGCGGTTATTGTAGGAATTATAAATTCGATTGGAGCAGCCGTCAATAAAGTTGCAACATTTTTCACTCAGGCATTCAACAAAGCAAAAAGTGTTGCACAAGGAGCAATTAACGCAATCAAAGGATTTTTCAATGGATTAGCAAGTACAGTAAGCAGTATTGCTAGTAAAATTGCGGGAATGTTTAATGTTAAACCTCCTTCTTGGCTTGGATTTTTAGGCGGCGGAAAAGGTCGTTACATAGGAGACAAATCGTGGGAAGGTGGACCAGTTACCGTTGCTGAAAAAGGTGCGGAAATGATTAGATTGCCTAGCGGACAACAGTTTTTAGCTAATGAAGAGATGACTATGAACTTGCCACAAGGTACTAGAATTTCAACGGCTGAGGCAACAAGAAAAATGATGAGGGACCAGTTTGGGAAGTTATCTAAAAAAGCGATTGACGGCAAAAAATCAAGTTCTGGCAGCAAATCAAATAACGGCGGAAGTTCACAAAATATTTTTTCTCCCACAATAGTTGTTGAAAATTCAGGTGGAAATGACAAAGAATTAACAAGAAAAATCGAAGAAATTTTAAGAAGATTCTTTGAAGAAAAATATTTGGCAATGGGAGGTTAAAATGGATTTCAGTAATTTGAATACAACATTACAAAATATAAGAAAAAACGAATACGGAAACATTGCCTATAAAAGTGCTAGAAATTTTGGAAAAAGAATGATTTTTAAAAGTGAATTAGGAAGCTGGGGTGCGCGTATTCATGGCATTGCCCTCGCTCACTCTGATGAAGTTAATAAATTTTTTCAAGAAAATTACGGATTTACTGTTTTTGAAGAAGCAGAGAGATGTAAAATTAACGATATTCCGCTTGAATGGGTACAAATTAAGAGCGATGAAAGAAGTAGCGATGTAAAAACACATTCGCTTGAAGATAGAGACAGTACATTAATAAGTAGCAATATTTCACATAGTAATAGAAAATACAGTATTTTTGTCGTATTGACTAATTTGGGAACTGAAAATGCTGAAAGTATTTACGAACAAATAGTTGAATTATGGCAAAAAAAGAAACTTTGTACAATTTCTACGATCGAAACGATAGAGGACATGATTATAACTAAAGTTTCGAGAAGCTATAAAACTCAGACAGCATTAGAATTTGAAATTGATTTTGAAGTTCTGGAATTCGCTTATCTGATGAGAAAAGGTGAGATTCTAAATACTGAATCAACTACATTAAAAGATGAGCAAAAGACAGGAGTGGCTGGAACTAAGACAAGTAATATTGAGTACAAGGGGTTTTTGAAATGAGAATAGAAATAGATAAAAACAAAATCCCTTATGTATTCACATTCAAAAGTGGTAGCGAGATTTTTTTACTTAGAATAAAGCATTTTAAGACAAATAACCGAATTTATTTGGATATTATGGATGAAGATGGTGAAATATTGCTCGAGAACGAAAAACTTGTATACGGTAGACCTGTCGGCTGGTTTATGGCAAAAGATGAAAACGGAAATATTAATAACGGTTTTCTAAATTGCTATATTGTGCCACTTAGTTTTGACAAGAAAGAAGTTCCAATAACTTTTGAAAATTTTTGCGAAACTGTATTTTTAGAATATTTTGATATGGAAGATGATGAGGAAGATGTTGAATAAATTATTTTTAGAAAGAACTGAATTAAAGATTGAAACGGATGATGGTGATTTAAATTTTGTTTTTCCAAAAGATTATAATTTAACGGATCCGACGATAATAAACGGAGTAGAAATAAAATGGACTTATAAATCAGTAGATGAAGAGCCTAATGAGTTTAATATTGAAATAAAAGGGTTGACAAATACCACTATCGCAAAAATTAAATTAAAAGATGATGTAAGGCTCGTTGCTGGATATGGCACAGATATAGGAGAAGTTGCTAGCGGTATTATTACTAGAAAAGAAGTCGAGAAAAGAACTTTGAAATTAAAATGCCGAGAAGTTCCGGCAGACTTTAAAAAGTTAGTAAGTGCCGCATATGCTCCGAATACAACAGCAAGCACAATAATTAATGATTTGGCGAGTAAATGTGGTTTTACTGTTAAACAATGCGAATTAAAAAATGATAAGGTTTATAGCATTGGTGAAAGTATACTGGGTAGCGGATTGTATGAAATAGGGCAAATTGTGAAAGATTGTGATAGCCAGATGACTACAAAAAATGACTTTATTTATATTTATCATAATGAAATTAGCACCGAAAAAGTTATTAAATTGAGTTATCAAAGTGGACTTCTAGAAGAACCGAAACCTCAAAACGTTGAAGAAATAAGCTATAAAGTTGAAAAGAAAAAGGAAGAAAAAACAAGCAAAAAAGGTGGCAAAAAGTCTAAGAAAGGAAGCAAAAAATCTTCATCAAAGGGAGGTAAAAAAAGTGGCAAAAGCAATAAAGGGAAAAACAAAGGAAACAAAAAATAATAGTTCAAAGTTAAATAAAGGAAAAAAAGACAATAAAAAAGCTACGAAAAATTTAAAGAATAGTAAACAATCTAAAAAGTCTGGAAAAAAAGAGAAAAAAGAAGAAATAAAATATGACTATGAAGTGAAGTGCCTATTAATTTATTATCTAAAAAAAGGTGATTTGATTGAATTGATAAGTAACGAAATATCTACTATATGTCAAATTGTAGAAATTGCTGATATTAGTGATTTTAAAATGACTTTGAAAGTTAGAGTTGTTAATAATGAATCCGATGTTAAGAAAAATAACGCTGAAATCAAGAAAATCGAAAAAGGAGAAAATAAAAAAGGAAAAGTTGCTCAAGTAAAAAGAAATAAAGGAAAAGGTAGAAGAAAATGATGGAAGAATATGTGAAAGCAATGCTTGGGAAAATAGATACATCTTTGATTGCTAAAATAACAAAAGTATATGGAAATGGATTCATGGATGTTGAACCAATGTCAGAATTTAGGGACGTTAAATTGCCTCCTATTTTGCATGTTCCAATGTGTCAACTAGGAAATAAAGAATTTAATTTAAAAGTTAAGTTTAAAACTGGTGACGTAGTTCCGATTTTAATTTTAAGCAGAGATGCTAGCGGATATATCACAAAAGAAAGTACGGCGGTGAATACAAACAAAAGGCACAATCTTACAAATGCTATCGCCTTACCTTTTTATATTCCAACCGATGTTAATCCTGATACAGAGCCAACATCTATTGGAATAAACGGAAATATTAAAATGGAAGGTAATATCAAAACTGGGAATATAGAAAGTGGAGACATTAAAGCAAAAAGTCTTGACACAGAAAGCGGAGTTAGTAAGGGTGGAATTCCTTACAACCATCCGTAGGAGAGTGATTTATGGACGTAAAATTAAATAACGCGACTGGAGAATTGTATGTTGAAAAGGGAGATATACAATTTTTTGGAACGAAAGAAAAATATTTTGAAGTTATACAGCAAATCGTACTGATGTTGCACATTCGCGAGGGAGAACTTGAATATGACATAAAATATGGGTTAAATTTTGAAAAATTATTTGGCACACATGGAAACGAAAATGAAGTTATGGAGCATATCAGAGATAAAATAATGACTAATTTTAGAGATTATTTAAGCAGATGTTATATTGAAACTTATGAATACGAAAATAGACATTTAAAAGTAAATATCGGACTTATCTTTAACAATAATGAATTGGCATTAATGAAAGGAGTTGGGATTGGTTGGCAAGAATAACAGTGAATACAGTACAGGATAATATGAATATCTTGAATAACGAATTGAAAACATTGCTAAAAGACGACTTTTCTAACGATAAACGGAGTGCTTGGTATATGCTGATGTATCCGGTTGCAAGGCTTTTAAGAGAAAAAATGGAGAGACAGCAGATACAGGCAGAAAAAATGAATTTACTGAATTGTGAAGGCGTAGAAATAGACGAACATTTGGCAAATAGTCCATTTTTCTTTAAACGTAAACAGGAAAGTCAAGCAACCGTTAAAATTGAATTGATAGGAGGGATTAATGTAGCTCTTGAGACTGGAGATGTAATTGTTGAAGCGAATGATGGAATCAGATATACACTTTCTGAAAACGGAACATTAAATAATAAAACTACTTTTGAATTTACTTGTGATACAGCAGGAGAACAAGGTAATAAGGAAGTAGGAAGTATTATTAAATTAGTTAAAGTTGTAAACGGTGTTTATGATTTCAAACAAAACGAAATTGCAGCAGGTGGTCAGGAACAGGAAAGTGACAATGAATACATCGAACGCTGGTTTTTGAGTCGTAATGAAAGTGAGTGGAATTTGGACGGAATTAGAGCAGAAGTTCTAAAACAGGAAGGTGTTAAGTCTGTTTATGCTGATGAAAATAAGACAATGCAAGTTGACAACAAAGGACTAGAACCAAAATCTATCGTATTAATAGTTGATGGTGGACGTAATGAAGATATAGCGAATGCTATATGGAAAAAAAAGGATCAGGCTATTCAAATGAACGGAGATACTGTTGTAACTGTCAAAGATAATCAAGGTATAGACAGAGAAATCAGATTTTATAGACCTAAAAAGAAAAAAGTACAAGTAAAAATTGAATTTCAGAGAGCTGAAGGCGTAAATATTCTTGAAGAAAATTTAAAAGAAATTGTAAAAGAGTATATAAAATCCTTGAAAGTTGGAGAATATATAACATCTTATAAATGTGAAAGTGAATTTATAAGAACAGTATATGCTGCTGACAAGCTGTTAAACATAGATATAACTTTTAAATTTAAAGAAAATCCAGGAAATAATTTTGTTAAGGTCTTGAAGTTAGGATTTAATGAGGTGGCTGAATATGTCGAATAATTATGAGTATTTACTTTCTAAATGTCCCTGGTGGCTTAAAAAAAATGATAATGTTCAATCTTTTTATAAAGCTGTAGCTAAATTGTTTGATGAAATTGATAAAA